TTCATCACCACCAAGATTCATTGTTGTAGAAATCTCACAGCTAAATCTATCTTTGTGTCTATGTAATACATCACCCATTTTATAGATACGAGCATATGAATAAGTAGGATTTAATTTTAGTCCTGTAAGTTTTTCCATCTTTGGTTGAACTTGAAGTAATAATGTTTCCATTGCTATATCACCATAATGTGAATATGTATTAGGAATTTGAGCATCTTTCCAAGTGCCATAGTCCTCATCAAACGGATTTATATATCTAAAATCAAAAAGAGTTTTAGTCACCTGTCTTTTCATTAAAAAATAATTGTAAACAAAATTAGCAACTTTAGGATCAACTGCTTCTTTAATAACTAAAAAATGATTTTTTTTAAATTTTGCTTTACTCATTTATTACCTACTATATTATTTCTCACTGCTTGTAAATTAAAGTGTATAAATCTAAAATCATCTATTCCATCATCTACAGAAAATTCATGTGGTACATACGCAGGAAAAAATACTAACATACCAGGTTTAGGTTTATAATGTAATTGATCTGACATTGGTGATATTTTAGTACCATCTTTTTGAGGTAACTTTGTCATCATTGCTCCAGCTCTTGGATCATGCATAACAGGCATAGATGTTTTATCTGAACATTTTAAAAAGTAAAATCCTGATATATGATTATCCCAATGAACGTGTGTACTATGATGACCACCACCATTTTTAGAAAACTCTTGTACCCAAAATTCTGTAAAGAACATTTTATATTGTTCCATATTGTAACCCCACTCATCTAATAAATTTTGTGAAGTTGCACCTACATATTGTTCTAATTCTTTTAATCCTGGATCGCCATTTAAAGGTGTTGAGTGATAACTCATTCCATGGTCTTTTACTTTTAGATAGTCCTTATTACCTAAAAACTTTTTTCTTTCTTTTAGTTTAGGCGCTTCTCTTTTATATGCCTCATCTATAAATTTATCTGTTGCTTTGATCGCTGGTTTTAACCACTCTGTTTTCATTATAGAATATACAGGCGTGGAAAAATACCAATCTGTCTGCATAATATCTTTATTTGTTGTCACTGTCATTTTTTTCTCCTATCACTTATATATACATTATCTAAAAGGGTACCCTAAATTCCACATCACTAATGAGTATCTTGTTCCTTTAGTTACTGGTGCCACTCTGTGCCATACAAAACTTGGGAACACTATGATTGATCCTCTTGGTCTAATCTCTGTACAAGCTTTTACTGGTCTTTTTTTATTTCTTTCAAAGTCATGGTCATTTCTAAAATCAAATTCTAAATTACCACCTTCATATTCACTTGGGTCATTTAGTGATACAGTCACAGATAACTTTCGTATCTTACCGTGATCTGGTGGTAAAACACCTTGTTCATTTTTTTGTTTTGATCTATCATATGGTTGTGTCCAACTATCACAATGCCAACCATAGTATTGACCTACGCCATACTTTGTAAATTGACAAGACTCTGACCAATCCCAATCAAAGTTCCAGCCAGCCTTTTTATTTGCTTCGTGTATGTAAGGGTGAATTTCTTTGTAAATCCATTTATCGCTTAACCAAACAATATCAGATTTTCTTTTCTTTTGTATGTTATTGATTACTGATTTTTTTAGACTACCATCAGCTTTTCTACCTGATCCGTCTTCTCTTTCAGCGCCACCTGTGATGGCCATTTCTGTATTATGAGCTGTACCGTATTTAATTATGTCATCACATAATTTAGGAGGTAATGCTGATTTAAAATAATAATAATAGTTTTTCAAATTCATTTTTTAATTCCTTAATTCATAATAATAATATATATAACAGTTTTAAAACTACTGAAATTTGTATCTTATAATAACAATACCTTTACCACCAGATCCACTTCCACCACCTGGAGAATCGGCTCCTCCGCCACCTCCACCTGTGTTTGCTTGCCCACTGACACCAGAAGAAGCTCCACCTGATCCACCTGCTTGTCCACCACCAGAGCCTCCAGCTCCGCCTGTGCCACTTTCAGCGTTTCCTCCTCCGCCACCTGCTCGTGTAACTGCTGAACCTGTTATTGAACTTGCTATTCCGGCTCCGCCTACGCCTCCATTTGATGGATTACTTCCTGATGTTGCATTGCCTCCTACAGCACTTGCTCCACCACCGCCACCACCTGCATTAAAACCGCCGGTACCACCATTATTACCTTGAGGTGGACTAACAGGAGGTGTGTTACCAGCTGCACCAGCTCCTGGAGATGATTGGTCTGTTTTTCCTCCACCACCACCCGAACCAGCAGCAGTACCTGTATTTGGAGATGTATTACCTGAAGCACCCCCACCACCTGCTGTTGATGTTATAGTTGAAAATACTGAATTGTTTCCATTAAAAGCAGGAGAACCACCAGGACTATTTGGTGAAGTACCACCTGAACCGCCAGCACCTACTGTGATTGGATAAGTTTGTGCTGTAATAGTTAATCCGTCAGGCGCCGCTAAAGGTGAAGCAGAATAAGAATCAAAAGAAGGTGCTTTACCTTCTCTATATCCACCAGCACCACCGCCTCCACCGCCACCGTTGGCAACACCACCTGCAGCGCCGCCGGCAACAACTACATAAGAAACTTTATTTGAACCTGCTGAATTACCACCATTTGAAACCACAAAGTTGCCGTCACCTGTAAAACTATGAATTTTGAAATCGCCTGATGTTGCTACTGTACCACCTGTAGCAGCAATAAATACAGAACTTTGTAAATCTGCTACATTAGATTCATTTGTATATAACCAACCTTTAGTAGCGTCTATATAAACTAAAACAATTGAAGCTCTATTTGTTCCAATTAATGAATCATTTGTCACACCTTGAATTTTATGTCCATTTCTTTGAATGGTTAATTTGTTTGTACCAAAATTACCTGCGTAATCTTTAATGGCAACTGTGTCACCAGCACTCGCTGATATAGGTAATTTTACAATACCTGCGGCACTTGTGTTGTTGACAAAATATCCTCTTCCAGCGACCATTGTAGTTACAGTTGATCCATCAGATACAACGACTGATTGCCAAGCTAATGCTGCGATAGACGCAGATGCACCTAACGCAACTGCTGTACCATTAATAGTTACAGTTGAATTTGCTAGTTTTGCGTTTGTTATTGAACCTGCTAATTTAGTAGTTGTTATTGTTCCTGGTGCTATATCAGCAGCCGCTACTGAACAATCTGTTAATGCTTTTGATCCTATTTTATCTATTGCCATGTTAATTCTCTTTTTATACTATTTATAATGTTTCTCTATTGAAATTTATATCTTATTATAACAATTCCTTTACCACCAGCGCCACCTGAACCTCCAGCAGAACCTGGACCTGGTGTTCCTGTACCACCTCCACCGCTACCTGTGTTAGCCGAGCCGGCACCACCTGTCCCATTATTAATTGCTCCAGATCCTCCACCTCCTGAACCACCAGAAGCAGCTGATGCAACTTGTGCTCCACCACCACCGCCAGCTGCTCTTGTTACTGGACTTCCATTAATTGAAGTTGTAACTCCGGCACCACCAGCACCTGCTGAAGGAGAAGAACCATTTGTTCCAGCAGCACTTGCTCCACCTCCACCACCACCTGCATTTGGATTATAAGTAGGACCACCAGCTCCAAAAGCATTTCCTCCATTATTTCCTTGTGGTGGACTAACTGGTGGTTGATTACCCGTTCCTCCAGAAAATCCATTACACCCTCCACTACCTCCACCTGAACCACCTGGTAATCCACCTGGAAAATTACCTTTACTATTTCCAGCACCTCCGCCAGCAGATGTTATTGTTGAAAAAATTGAATTAGAACCACTTGTACCTTGAGTAGCACCTCCAGTCCCACCACCACCAACTGTAACAGGATATGTTTGAGTAGATAAAGTTATACCTGTTGGTGTTGCTAAAGGACTTGCTGTGTAACTACCTGAAACTGGAGTAGAATGTGCTTCTCTAAAGCCTCCTGCTCCTCCACCTCCACTACTTCTATTTTGTGCATAACCAGCTCCACCCCCACCAGCAACTACAAGGTAATCAACAACATTAGGACCAGCGCCTGCGCCTGTCTGTGAAACTACAAAGTTACCATCACCTGTAAACGTATGTATTTTAAAATCACCTGATTCTGTTACTGTACCACCTGTAGCAGTTATGAATAATGTTTTTTGTAAATCAGCTACATTATGTTCATCTGTGTATAACCAACCTTTAGTAGCGTCAACATATATTAATACTACACTAGCTCTATTAGTTGATATTTCTGAATCATTTGTGTTACCTTGAATTTTATGTGAGTTTCTTTGTATTGTTAATTTATTTGTACCAAAGTTACCAGCGTAATCTTTTATAACCACAAAGTCACCTATACTAGCAGCAGCTGGTAATTTTACAATACCTGCGGCACTTGTATTATCTACAAAGTAACCACGACCTGCGACCATTGTTGTAACTGTACTACCATCAGAAGTTACTTTTGATTGCCAATCTATAAAAGCATTATTTAAAGTGATACTAGCACCTAATGCAACAGATGTACCTACTGCTGTAAGTGATGAGTTAGATAATTTTGCGTTTGTGACTGCATCATCAGCGAGTTTAACACTAGTGACTGTACCAGGCGCAAAATCAGCCGCTGCGACTGAACAATCTACTATACCTTTTGATCCTACTTTGTTTATTGCCATGTTACTATTTATTCATCGCTATCAGTTGTTGTATTATACTTTTTACCATCTGTAAATTGTTGTATATTTGTTGTAAATCCAAAATCATCATCTGCGTCTGCTGATGTTGGATTAGGTGTGATAGTAATTCTTACTTCTCTTGCTTTATTAGTTGTATCTGTATCCATATAAGCATCTGATTGTGTTGTTTTAATAACTTTTTGAGTTGACGCTGGACCAAATAGATATGTCTTAGCAGTAAATCCTAATGTATATATTACTGCTCTTCTTTGTGAAAAGTCACCTGAATATGTGTCTTCATAATTTACACTATTTAAAA